GTTTCAATGTCAGAAAAACGCTCTCCATACTCACCTCTTGCAGAACCTTTTCTGAAGAACTTTGTACCTTTAGCTAAATACTTATTATCTAAGCTAGCTGCGTTGTTATTATTTACTAATTGAACAGTATAGATAAAACCGTCACCTGCTGGGATAATATCATCAGCTGTAATGTACAGTTCTAAACCATTATACTTATCATAAGTGATAATATCACCATGACCAAAAGTTCTTTTAGAAATTTTAATTTTAAATGTAGTTCCATCTACACCTTTTGTTGTGTTGCCTACTTCAATATCCGCAATGATATACGGAAGATCTTGAGCAATTGGAGTTTGCCACTTATACTCACCACGTGCGTTGTCCACCATGATAGTATTCTTTCCACCGAATGAAGCCATTTGATACAAAGGCATTTCTACCTTTTGGGTCATTGCCCATAAATCTACTGGTCCCATGTCCATAGGCTCAGCATTGCCGAGCATTTGGGTTAGGTGGTAAGAATCAACATGAGAACTAGCTTTGTAGCTTGTATCTCGCAGGAAAATTCCATTATTTAATACTGGAGTTGCCATAATTTAATTGTTTTTAGTTAAATAATTATTATTAATATATTTGATTGTTAAATCCTTTTGAATATGTTGTTGGTTCTAGGTAGTTTCCTACCAGTTGATTTTTTTGAAGACTCCTCTTTATCTTGAATACCAAGAGAGTTAGAGCCACCCGCATTTACTTGCTCAGTTTTTAATTTTCTTACAGTTTGCTCAACACTTTTTTGAGCACCCTTATCCATTATTTTTGCTTTATATCCATCAGGATCTTGAAGTAACCATAATGCTTCAGAAATTAATGTATAATTTGGCTCAACAAATTGATACTTTTCTAAAAGGTGTCCTAGTAAGTTTGTGTTTTTACCACTAACCGATGGATAAGTAGGTTGAACTAAACCATTATATAACATGGCTTGAGTTTTTCTATCTACTTTAATATCTCCTAAGCTTCCATCTTTAAGAGTTTCATATACACTTGACATGTATTGTTTTGATGCCTGCTCTTGTTGTTTCTTTTTTAAATCTTGCTCTTGCAATTTTTTAACAACAATTTTTTCCTGCATCTTATCTAACTTAGGTTTAAACTTAGAAGCTTGTTGTTCTAATTTTCCTAAGTCTTTCCATATTTCTATTTCTTCAGCTATTTCTTCAGAAGTTCCATAACCTGTTGCGCCCAAATATTCTTTTATAATGGTTTCCTGATCAGATTCAGATTTAACATTAAGAGATTTAGTTTCTTCAACTGTTCCCAAAGTATTAAATAAACCTTTTAAGTCTTGGCCACCATCAGCAACATACCGAGCAGCAATTTGTAATTCTTGAGGCAAACTAGCAAAAAACTGTTTTGGGGTTTCACGTCTTACTTGATTAGCTTTTTCTTCTAAGTTAGCTTCAATTAATTCTTCCCAATCTTTAGCTGTATATTCATCTAATGCTTTATTATCATCAAATGGAACAATTTTTTCATCTGTAATTAATTTACTAAATACATCAGAAATTCCTGAAATAGCTTTTCTACCTCTTTTTTCTTTTTTCACATCGTCCTCATCCTCACGGTCCTCTTCACCTAGTGAGTCAATAATACTTTCAGTTTCTTTAATAATTGTTTCAGTAGTTTTTTCTGAAGTTTCTATTGCTTCTTCATTACTCTCTGCTTTTTCAATTAAATCATTTACATCTTCTACATCATTTACATCAGGATCAGCAAATGAAAAATCTGCTTTTTTATTTAATCCTGATAAAATATTGTTTTTAGTATTTTCTTCTGTAGGCAACGTAATATCTGTACCACTAGGTGCAGCATTAAAAATTTCGTCTAAGTTGACATCTATTGTTTCTACGTTACTGTTCACAGCATTCGTTTTAGTATTCATATTATGTTGGTTTTAATATTTAATCCTTATATATACAATATAATAAAAGTTTATATATAATTAAAAAAATAAACTTATTATATTTTAAATTAATCTAAAGTATTTTGCAGTATATAGCTAACGCAAATTATTTATCATCTGATTTTTTAGAATCTTTGATATCATATTTATTTTTGTTCTCTTTAGCTATTGCCAATTTAGTATCAGCAATTTGTTTACTAGCAGCTATTTTTTCTCTTTCTACTTGTAACCTATTATTTTCAAGAGTTCCTTTATTGACCATTTCCTCTCTTTTCATATTCATCTGCTCTCTATACTGAGTAGTTTCTTTAATATCTTTCATAGCATCTTGATAATCTGATACTTGGTTCTGATTTATATCAACTTGTGCACCATATCCAGCAGCTCTAATTTCAGCAATAGTTAAATCATTTTGTCTATCCTTATCATTTTCTTGTATTTCAACTTGCAACTTCATTTGATCTTCTTGAGCTTTAGCTTGAAGTTGTTGCTCTTGCATTTGACGTTGTTGCTGCATATCCTGAGCTCTTTGCTGTTCAACCCTTACTTCAGAATCTTTTAAGATGTCAGTTACTTCTGCAATAGAATCAGCTTTAACAATATTACCCAACTCAAAAATTGAAGCTCCTGTAGTATTATTTGTTAATGCCATTTGCTTAAGTTGTTCTAAGATTGCTCTATGATTAGTCTTAGTAGTTGCAAATACATTAAAATCTCTAAGTAATAGATCGGTACCATTTATAACAAAATTAACTTTCTGAGCCTCTGTAGAGATATATGATAATCTTACACTTGGATTAGTACTATTATAGTACTGTGCTAAATCAGTTCTCATTTGGTGCACTCTAGGCATCAAATGATCTGAATGCTGTACAAAATAGATCTCTGTTTGAGCGTAAGACTGTTGCATAGCATTAACTACCCCAGTTGCTGTTTGAGCTGATACAGCTCCTCCTAGACGTTGTGGGTTAATACCTATTGCATCAAAGCATTGTTGTTTAAAATAATTAGCTAATTGAATCCTAGACATCAATCTACTTGTCTGCTCCATGTTAAGAGTTTGATAGTGATTGAAGTTTGTTGCGTTTTCTGTATTAGTTATAGATGTATCCAAAGGCAACATGCTAAAATCTTTCATAGCAGTATATGCTTTAGCATAATTGTTTTTGCCCCAATCCTCACCCATTGAATGACGTGGCAAAGCATTCTGATCAAACATAATAACTGTTCCTAATTCATCTATTAGTATATCAGCTATTTGATTATTAACCATATTATAGCCTATTTGATAAGCTTTCATTAAATCTACTAAAGAAGTAGATCTGGTATTTCTATCAGAAAACACCCTTCCTTCTACAGGCAACTTACAACCATATAGAGAATTATCACCTTTAAATTGAAATGGTAATCTCCCAGGTTTAGTTCTGTTAATCCCTAAATAAATTGGATTAACATTATCTCCCATTGTAGTATGCCACATAGCTGGCACATTTGGTCCAACTTTAACACCTCCCCATACTTCATTAATCCAAATCCAATCTATATGTTCACCCTGTAACAAAGTGTCTTTAGATTTATTTTTAAATATAGATGTATCATAAACTGCTTTCTCAGTTATCTTAAAAGATTCATCAATAATTTCTTGAGTTACTTCACCGTCTTTTTCAATTTTAGTTAAGTGCCCTACTTTTCTTTGTGTTTTCCAATAGATGGTAGAAACACGCATTAAGTTACTATCTCCATTTTGAATTAGGTCTTCACTTTGATCTAAAATTTGAGAAAGAATATCACCACCTACAGCTGGGTCAGCCATATAGTTGCTTGTATATTGTCTATATGCTAATCCTGGAGCATTGGTATTCCACTCATGTGATCTAGTTGCATCATAATATGAACCATCATTTTGATAACCATTAACTTGATACTGAGCTGAACGTGCTGGATATATTCTTTGTAAAGACTCCAATTGCTTGTTATCCATTAAATATCCATATCTGTCTACAACATCAGATACAGTCATTAAATCTACTTGTCCAACATAATTTGAATCTGCTATATATCTTTGATCAGGAGATTTTTGATAAAATGTAAGTACAGGATTCCATAACTCTACATCATAATCATCTTCAAGCATTCTAAAATGCCAAAATTCTCTATCTGCAATCAGACTATCTCTAAATGCTCTTTCTTCAAGCTCTTGCATTCTAAACCTTTCTTCATCTATATTTAATTGATGAGAGGCCCATTCTTCAACCATACTTCTATAAGACTTACTAAAAAAGTCTTCAATTTCTGGTAGTGATTTTAAACCTTCAGGGGAAAGACTTTGTTGTGCTTCTTCTGAAGCAGGATCTACACCCATCTGAACCATTTTAGTTATAAGCTGTTTTTCAGCATCAGCTAATAAAGATTCTTCAATTTGCATTCTTTTCTGCTCCAACATCTCATTATATGATTTGTCATCTACAGCTCTAAATTGAACTTTATTATATCTTTTAGTAAATTCTCCTGTTAAAACATTTATTACATTAGGAACAATGGGATAAAATTTAAGTTCTAAAGCAGTTTCTTCTTCTTTAGTTAATACATCCATTAACTCCTTATACTCATTATCTGGCTCAACTATATAATCAGTTTTATCAATAATCCCTTTTGCTAACTTATAATTCTTTAAAAGTCTTCGCGCATTAATCCTTAAAAATTCTATTCCTTGAAGTTCTAACCAATCTAAATTCCATGCTGCCCAATCATCAGTTTTTTCTGAGGAAGGTAAAAACTGAATCGGTTGAGTTAAACTGGAGAAGGTTGGGCCGGATTCAGCTTTAGCTCCATTTTTTAACTGCATTGCATTAAGTACTCTCATCCTAGATATATTTAGTTAGTCTATTTATAATTTTTAAAACCAGACCTATTTGGTCTATTAGTATTTGCCGTTTTACTACGTCCTATATTTTTAAACGGATTATACTTTAATTTATGCATTTTTTCTGAATTTACCAAAGAATTATCCTCTGATTCACGTCTTTTAGTATATCCTCTATTAGATTGTTGTATTTTAACAAAAGCAATCAATGCTCCAAATGCAACTAACCTATCTACGTTTAGTCCAGGGTAATACGCTAACATTTCTTTAAGTAACATAGGATCAGGGATTCTTTCTACACCTAAAGTTTGTTTTGTTACTACACCATTGATATCTGTTTCCTCATCAATAACCTCTCTTAAGAATTCTATAGCATAAGAAATTAAATGACTCTTAAATAATGTACCTGTATTTTTCCAACCATATTCTTGATATACAGTTTTATTTGAACCAAGATCTTTTAAAAATAAAATTTGTTGTTTAGGGACTAAATATTTTTGTTTTTTTCTAGCTATCATATGTTGAATAAACAATGATATATTATTCTCAACTAATGTCCATGCGTTATACCATTCAATAATTAACTCTAAACGCTCATGTGTTTTATTAATATCATCAAATCTACCGCACCATGCAGCAACAATTTTATCTTTTTCTATAAATTGTTCTACATCTCCTGCTGCAGTAGTTCTAGTAACTTCAATTGAATTTTTATATACAAAAATACTACATAAAGAATCTGATGTAGTTGTTTTTCCTTCAGATACAGGGTCAATAGATGCATAGTATGAACCAAAATCAGGTCGTTTACTTGCAGGTCTTTCCCATACTACTAATGCTCCTGTTTTATCTATTTGTTTTTTATCAACAGGAAACTTTGTAATGGGTAGTTTATTAGTTCGTTTAGCAATTATCCCTGTCTCATCTCTATCTAATTCAATAAGCTCATATGGGTATTCTTTTTCCTCAACTCTTTTTTGTTGTTTAGATAATATAGATTGAGGAAATATTGATTCTTTTCTATAAGCAAATGCCTCTGCTATATTCATTGGCTTTTGAGAAATTCTTAATTGGAATTGCTCACCATTTAATTCATTCTTCCAACGAGATCTTTCTGTAATAATAGCTTCAACAGCTTCATTAACTAGTGAATTTCCAAAAGAATCAATATAAGGTGGCATAGACCATTGCTCAGGAATAAATAAACCCGCCATACCTATTTTACCGTCAGCATCCATAAGGTTTGTTTCTACATCATATATATCATTTGCTTTAGGATTAAGTATCATTTCTTTTAGTGGATTGCATTGTTGCAAATCACCAACTGAACCCGCTGCAATAAACATACCTGTAGTCATCATACCCGATGACATAGCAGGGCGTAGATACTCATATGTATCTGACATCTTAGGTGCAATGCCCGCTTCCTCGTGAAAGAAGTATGTGCAAGGACCACCAACACCTGTAGTTGCATTTTTTTCAAATGAACCTCCTTGTATTTTAGATTTTAGTCCACGTGCTGTTTTTCTATTCCCTACTTTAACTTCAATTTGCTGTTGCCATAATAAAACTTTTTCTGGATTACTTGGTCTATACCAAGCTGTATGTTCATTAAGAAAAATTTTATATTCATCTAAAAATTTCCATGAACCTTTATCATTAATAAAGTCTTTAAGTGAAGCTCCAATTTTACAAATACTTCCTTCTTCAAACCAATAAGTATTTATAATCTTACCCATATGAAAATAAGAAGATGCTATTTGACGTTTTTTTAGTATTGCTGAATGCTTATTATTTAATTCAGCTAATATTTCATACAAAGCCATATGATATTGTGCATCCCGCACTTTAGCAAATCCATATTTTTTCTCTTCTTTATCAAATATGGGTAAAAAATTTAACCACATATAATAATCCCTAGTTAAATACCAACTCTCTTCACCTTGTTTATAGATAACTCCCTCTCGGCATTTATTTTTTTCATCTTCCCAGTAGCTAGTAAAATCTTTTGATCTAAAAGGTTTATTGCAATAATATCCGTTTTTATTAAATAACTGAGCTTGCTTGTTAAACTTATATGATAGTTCATTAAACCTATACTCACCCGGTTTTTTAAAAATACTTAAAATATACTCAATAAATTCTTCTTTAGAATTAAAGTCAGTTGTTGTCCATACCCCATCTATATATGTTGGTATAGATTTATACATCTACTAAAATTGCAAAAACATCACCCTCTTGAATAAGTAAATGCTCTTCATTATTATGTTTCATTGGCACAGGTAAACAATGATCAGTATACTGAACCATGTCACCTATTTTAATTTCCTCTACCCCACGTCCAACACCAACTATAGTTCCTATATTCTCTTTAGTTTGTGCTGCATCAGGTATAATAATATCAGTATTTTTAAAATACTTTTCAGATTCTTTTTGCTTGAGTAGCAATTTTTTCCCCACTGGAATTACTTGTTGTGCCATTATTTTTGGTTTTATTTTTAGTTTTATTAACTTCTTTATTTTCAAATTCTTGTTCATCCCAATAACAGAAATGCCAAGTTGTATTTTTTTTATTCATAATTGATCATATGCTAATCCAGCTCCTCCACGTACTGAACTTTCTTGTTCTTGCTTCATATCAGTAAATGCACCCTTATATGAATGTCTTATTTGTTCAAACTTAGCAGCTGCATTTACCATTGAGTTAATATTGCCATCTCGTCCATGTTCTATTGCTGTTACTTCCATGTATTTTGCTAATCTATCTAGCATAGACTTAATACCCACATATGCTCTATATGTTGGGGTTTCATAAAGCTTTTTACACATTTCAATTGCATATCTTATTTTAACATCTTCTGGAGAATCTTCTAATTGAACTTCTTCAATTATAATATCTTCTTTCTCATGTTCAGGAAGATTAAAAAATGGATTTAAATCTGGATTAGGACAAGTCATATAGAATATATATTGATATACTTTTAAATGACTATCAGCATATTCATCCATTATATCTTTTAAAAAAGGTAATGCATAACAATGTTCTGATGGAATGACTTTACTATTTTGTATATCAAATAATCTTATTAGCATTATTTATTATCTTTTAACCACATTATTAATGAAGCTACTTCATCTTTTAAGTATGGTATATTATACATTTTAACTTCTTCTAATACTGGTTCTCCATTTACATGTTCATTAATTGGATATCCATTAGAATCCTCCCCCACTTGTTTAAATTTTACATGTTGAATAGTAAGCTTTCCAATCTTTAGTTTGGGGTTATGCTTTTTAATAATATACGCATAAATGCTGAGTTGTAAACTATAATGGTTAAGATTACAATCATCTAAATGATTGACAGGCTTATACATTTTATTTGTTATACCCTCCCAATTAGTAAATCCTTTTTCTTTGATCTCTTTATTGGTTTTATAATCATTAATGTTAATGTAGCCATTAACTATTTCTACTATATCGGCTTGCCCACAAATTCCAGCAGATTTTAAATATACTAAATGCTCTGGATAAATACCATCCTCTAATTTTTGTTCAGAAGCCATTTTAATACCTTCTTTATTTATAAGCGGTTTAACAATTGGTATTTCTGTTCCATCACGCTCAATAGTTTTAAAATCAAGCATATCTGCCTCCCTTTGATTATGATAAAAATTACCTAGAGTAATAGCTCTATGTGTTTCACCATCCCAAGCAGCTATAATTTCTTTTGGGGTCATACCATACCACTTAGATCTTTTATTTTTAGAAGATTTAATAGCTTGACCATCTCTGTCAAATTTGGGTTTAAACTTACTTATAAATGATGTTACACTTAACCAATCAATATTATCTTGGTCTATACTTTCATATAGGTGCCCATCTTCTTTGAATATAATTGCCATGATTTATTTTTTATGATGATGTTATATACCAATATGGTAAACCTTCATCTACTTCATCTAGTGTCCAATTTATAACTCCCCCTTTTATATTATTAAAAGTTTCAGTTGGAACAAGGGTTTTGCCTTCGTATGCTTTAGCTTTTATATCAGCATTTAACAATACAATAGCGGCACCAGGAGTTATCATATTATGTTTTAATAAATCTGAAACTATTTGTGTTACTGTCATGATATTAAGATTTTATTTGTTGATTTATTTTTTCTTCTAACTCTTCTGTCACTAAAGAATTCCAATATCCTTTTGGACACTCACTTGATAATGATCTTACTTTAAATGCTAAACTACATCCACAATCAGAGCAACATGGTTGTGTACCCGAAGCAATACAGTCTGTTCCTTTTGCATCATATAAACTACAATTAATACAAACTTGAAATCTTTCTGTTGCTACAGCCTCAATATGCTCTTTTTTAAATATATTATTTTTAATGCCTTCAGTTATTTTATCAATATTTTTAAAAGCATCAATATATTTTGACCAGGGTTTACTCATTTTTTTTAAGTTTAAATTCTTTCTTTCTTAAAATATCTAATTCAATTTGTTTAAGTGCATTATCCATTTGTGAAATATTTTCAATTATATTTTCACTTTTAGCATAACCATTATAAGTGCGTTTAGCAATATTACCTAACATGCTTTTTTGTCTTTTAATGGCATTTTCTAATTTATTTTTTCTAAGATGAAATGTTCCTAATCCATCTACGTTTATTCTTGGATAATCAAGTTGAGATAATTTTTTTCTTAATTTTGCATAATAAAAAGATATGAAGTCATCTACCACTTGAGGATGAACACCCACCTCTTCAGCAATCCCTTCTTTAAATTCTTTATGTTTCTTGGGATTCACTGCCTAAAATTTTATAGTTAAGTAAGACCAACCCTTTTGTTTGCACATTTAAACTTTTATTTATACTAATGGTCTTTTTATTAGTGCCACTTTTAACCAATAAATTTTTTCTTTCAGCTTTTGAAATAGCATTTCTTGCTGATTGTGGACTTTTAAAAATACCTTTATCAGTAAGTAATATACAGAACTTAGAAATTTCAATTTTAGAGTTTTCAGCTAAAACTGTTAAAAATTTTAAATCTGAATTGCTTATTAAAATATTATTAAAAAAACAATGTGTTAATATTTGATACTTAATAGATGTATCAAGATTAATTTTTAATTTTAAATCTACGTTAGTTACTAATGCCATTACTATAAGCTTAATATCATATCAACTAAATCAGGATGAGGATAACAATCTGATTTATCCCTCCTTACATTGGTATGTGTTAATAATCCTTTTAATTTTCCACTATATGCGTCTTCTTGAAAGTCAAATCCTTTAGTGGGACCATATTTTTGTATATACTGTTTTAATCCTAACCTTACATCTATACCATCCCTTTCTCCAACAAATTTAATCCACTTTTCAGTTTCCTTAATCTGCTCGGTTGTGTAAGCATGCCATAGTGTATGACCTTTAAAGGGAGTATCTAAAGCAATGGTTTCATTGGGAATACAAGAAGACCCAACATATGTTTTATTTTCATTATCTAAATAACCCATATTACAAATTTCTAAACCTACAGAATGACGGTTCATCCATCCAGATCCAGTTTTACCAAGGTGCCATGCCTGACACCCCTCTGGGAATGCTTGAACCATAACTCCGTCATACTCATCATCACCTGTTTTGTGGTTTCTCCCACCTAAGACAAATTCAGTGGCAATCCTGCCCCTGCTGTCTCGCCCCCAATGATCAATGGTTCTATAAGGATTATTATTTCCTGCAGTATGATGTAAAAAAACATATTCATTTTTAGTATTAGAACTAATATATTCTTTTTTAGATAAATAATATTTATGAATTAATTGATCATAAGAAGTTCTAAAATAGTTTTCAGAAATATCTGTATCCTCATCAATTTCATCAGACGAAATTTCAGGTAAATTAAACATAAGAACCCACATATCAGATTCAACTATACCATTAACAGGTAAGTTATTAGATAATTGAAATCTTATAACAGCTTTTTCTGTAATAGGTCCAAACTGCCCATCTGCTAATAACTTCAACTTAATCTGAAGAGTTTTAACATCTAGTCCAGAATCACCCCTCTTTAACATCTTCATTTTAGTCGATGTTTGATGCTGCCTGCTCCATTGCTTCTTTAAAAGCTTGTGCTTCTTCTGAGTCTACACCTACACCATCACCTTCTTTTTGAGAAGCATATGCTTGTGCCATATACATCTGTGCTTGTAATCTTTCAGCTCTACCCTTTTCAATAGTTGCTAAAAGTGTTTCATATTCAGCCTGCACCTTTAGGTGAGGGATATTATCATTGTAAAAAGCAGTGATCTCTTCTCTTCTTGAACTTAACTCTTCTTTAGAAAGAATTGGCTCTTTTTCATCAATGGGATTGTTGTCTGTAACTTTATTCATTTTGATTTTTATTAAACTAATTATATACAAATATATATAAATAGTTTAAATAAAAAAAGTGTATAGACGTTTATCTAAAGTTTATTTTCAATTCAACGTTTTTTACCGACATGCAACCCATGTTTAGCATGTTGTTTACCCGCTTTAGTTGCAGCACGTTTTTTTTTGTTAGCAGCAGCTAGTTTCTTTTTACCTGCAGCAGTGCTTTTTAATTTAGAGATGGTTTTTTTTGGAGCATATACTTCACCTGTTTCAGAACTTTTTTTTCCTGATGCAGTTGTCCATTTTTGCTTAGTCCATCTAGTAAGGCTTTTCTGTTGCTTAGTCTTTGCCATTACTTCTTTTTCTTTGGCACTTCATTAAGTGAATCTAATAATTGTCTTACATTTGTAATTGAATCAATATCAAAAGGTAAATCTGTAGCATCGCTATGACAACATTCGGTGTTGATTGTTTCTTCAGTAGAGTTACAAGCCATTAAACTTACAACTGCTAGGGTTAATAGTAAATTTTTCATTTTTTTGAGTCCATTATTTCTTTGTTTTATAACCCCCACCAGCTGCTTTATAACGTTTAGCTAACATTTGAGCTTTACGTGCAGACCATTGTCCAGCACCTCCACCTTTGCTTCCAGCTTTAATTGAATTAAATAATCTTTTGCGCATTCCTGGCTTTGTATAATTACCAGAACTGTTTACTGTACTTTTCTTAGCCGCCATTATTTTTTAGATTTAGCTCCTGAACATTTCCAACGTTTACGAGACAGATTATTTGGTGTATTAGGATCATTTTGTTTTTTCTTTGATAATCCTTTTTTAATACCTAAACTTCTAGCACAATAGCTATCGCCTTTGGAGGTGCCCGGTTTTACCCGTGGCCCCCCTCCTTTAGCTTTACCCGCTTGGCCATAGCTAACTTTCTTACCGCTAGCTGTAACTTTTACTTTTGCTTTTCCTTTTCTAGGTGTTGCCATTATACTTGACCTGCGTCTGTTATTGTCCAGCTATTAGGAGCACCTGTCAATACCCCACGTGCTGTAGCACCCGCTGCTGTGTAATTAACTCCTGCAGCTCCAAATATTAAGTTGGTGCTGGCAAATGTCAAGGCTGACCAACCATTTAGGAGAGCATCATAATTAGTGGTAGACATTCCGCTATCATCTAAGATATTAGCAAAATCCGAACAATTTTGTACTTGCCACGAGCTAAGGTCTTGATTAAAGGCTGTTGCATCATGAAACAGGCCAGCCATGCTCGTTGCGGCACTCACATCCCAAGAGGAAACGTCTTGATTGAAACTAATAGCACCAAAAAACGCAGTAAAATAGTTTGTTAGATTACTACCCAAAGTCCAAGTTAAAGGTTGTCCTCCATTATTGAAATCCGTTGCTCCACGGAACATTTGTCTTATAGTTGTTGCACTATTTAAATTCCAACTGCTAAGGTCTTGGTTAAAGCTATTCTCTGATGACACAAAATCAGGGGCATCAAACATGTTTTGGAAAGTTGTCACACTTGACACATCCCAATTATTAAGGGGTTGGTTAAACTGAGCTTTTCTTTTAACAGCATTAAATGAGAACTCCGCAAACATATTGACCATAGTCGTTACAGAACTTACATCCCAAGTGTTCAAGGGCTGGTTAAAATCTGGTTGGTTTCTAAACATATTTTCCATATCCGTCACGCTGCTTACATTCCAACTCGAAAGGTCTTGATTGAAAGTCCCCCCAGCAATACCTGCAGTAGAGTTATTAACTCCAGATAAAGCATCCTTCATAATAGTTACATTACTTACATCCCAAGCTGAAATATCTTCATTAAATGCATTGACTTTTGTATATCCTGCAGTATCCTGGGTAACATTGGCGAATAACATAGAAGTCATATCCGTTACAGCAGTAACATTCCACTGTCCAATGGGTCCGTATTGTGCTTCAGCAGCAGCTTGATTACTAAACCACAGCTGCATAGCTGCGTTAAAAGTACTATCTGTTAAAGCTGTAAATGTAGGTACATCTGTTACTTGTGATGATGATAAAATTATCCAATCAGCACCGGTTGACCAAAGAGTGACCGATGCATACGTTCTATAAAGTAAAAAATTAGCTTGGCCATTAATAGTATTAGAACCTTGAGCATCTAATGTTAATGTTTTACTAGGAGTAGTAGTTCCGTCTGTTGTAAGTGTAATTTTTCTAAATTGCCATGCTGTAGCATTAGCTAAAGGTAATTGTACTGACGCATTTCCAGTAGCACCTACATTTTCAATAATAACTAGTTGTCCCGGTGTTGCTACTGGTAAATTAACTGTTGTACCAATGGTTGCTGTTAATGCAGTATAATTAACAAATTCATTAACATCCTTACGGTTCATATCTACTACAACACTATCCCCACTTACTCTAGTTAGAATTAAAGAATCAGCGGGAGCATCAAATGCTGCTGAACTAACATACTCATCTGGTAATGTTACTGAACCCCCACTTGTAAGTGATAGTACTTGACCTGCTATAGACAGTGTTTGATCACCTCCACCTCCTCCACCACCCATAAATGTTTTTAAATCAGATATCTTTACTAATTCCGTTTGAATTTTAGGATTAGGTTTCATCCTCTCTTGAGGATTTGGATATCTTGCTAATGACATGTAGTCATCACCCTTTGGTGTTACTGTCATTTTTCTTGACAGCATACCCATCATGTCTTGTAATAAATTGCTCATTTTTTTAAAATATAGTTTCTGGAAATTCGATGTTCATTATATTCTTTAATTTCATACATTTTTCATATTCTTCGCTGTCCTCATACCACTCTATCATACTTTCTAATTCTTCTAGCATAGGACCGTTATCTGGATCAAATGCCATTAAAGCTGTATTACCCTCTTTAAAACTGTCATGTATTAAATTATCAAAAGTAATCTCACCAATAAGAACTCTGTATGAATTGATATAAGCAGTGTTAACCATTTCTAACTCTACCTCTCTTTGGTATATATCGTCTAATGGGCCGTCTCTATCTTCTTCTGACATAGTATAAATGTTAAAGTGTAATACTCCTCTATAAACAATATACAATATTTTAGGGAAATTTAAAAAATTATAGCCCACTACTAATCAAGCGGTATTAAAAAAAAATTTTTCCTACCAAAAAAAATAATGTGTTTGGCATGTGCTAGGGGATCTTGCTTTCTGCTCCCCATCAAAATTTTGCGGTCAGGGTACCCCCGTGCTTTAAAGTGGTACCCAAACTTAGTTCAATTCAATTTCATTCATGGTCTACTTTCGTAAAATGAACATCAATCAGTCAACAGGCACAGCCACGTTGATTGTAACTGATGCACCTCTCACCAACAAGGCAACTACCCTTGCTGGCATCAGCGTGGCAACACGCACGCAGTCTAATGTAGTATTCGGAGTGCTGTCTCTCATAGACCCTGACACAGGTCTGGTCATGAAAGCAAAGCATCCTATGATTAAGGAGCTGCAGAAGAAGCTTCAACCTGGCATGGAAATGCCTGGCTTTCAACTGTCAAATAATCCTGTGATGGACTTGGCAACTGGTGAGGAAACAACCCTTAAGTGGGCTGAAGCCGTATAACATCAGAACAGGGGAGGGCAATGAGCTCTCCCCTTTATTCACTTTTAAATTAATCATCATGATTACCAAAAAAGAAGAAAGAGAGCCAAGCTTCACATATAATGGGCAGTTTGTCATGTACTGGACACACGACAACGTTGTAGGAGATACTGCATGGGATTGTGACTATGGAGATTTGAAATGGAATGGAACTGAATGGAAACAATATAATCCAAAGTAATAATGTATTTAGGACATAAAACCCACGAAGAGATAGCAACATTAGCCTCAAGGCTAACGCTACATGCTAATAAGGAGATTAACTTTAATTTCTTTAGCACAATCAAGTCAAGATATAAGAATGGCTACAGTGACATAGAGTACGGTCTGCAAGGATTTTGCATCAGCCGTCACTCTAAAAAGGAATTGCCTTTAGCTATTATTGAAGATGCAATCAAGGACATGAAACACATATTCATCAACAAGGCGCATCTACCTCATGAAATACTGCTGACTATTGCTGCAGATAATAAGGTAATGAACCACTGGTATAAGTGTAAGTGGGAAGGTGCTGTAGCCGACAAGATATGTAGAAAATTCAACTATTTTGAAGGAGAGTATGATGAAAAAGCAGTGGCTGCATATAGGGAAAAAGTTGAAGAGGAGATGATAAATGAGCAACTATTTGAAGGTGAAGAGGCTACACCTGTAGAAGGTGACTATGTACCAGACATGTCATATGAATAATATGAACTTCATAGTCATCATGCAAAATCAGGAGAGCAAAGAGCTCTCTTGGTTTTCCTCTAAAGCAGAAGCAAAAGCTTTTGCCTCGGAGCGGAACAATATTTTACAAATCATTAGTACTGCTGATAGCAAGCATTACTAATGATTTCACCTAAGCATGTCATTAAAATGAGCAATTAATAGTAATATAAGAAATCATGGTAAATACTAAAAGAATAGCGGAGTATGAAAACTTCATCAATGGGCAGGAACACGTAATCCAAATGCTCAATAGGATAACTCAAAGGCATGCAGATATGGATGTGGAAGAGTTTATGAAAATGTGCAATGACACTAAAAAACAATTGGTGACATTAAAAGAAGATGTAACACATTCAGAATCTATATTAAAGAAAACTAATTGTAATATTAGTAGAGCATTTCAAGCAGATGCTTTAGACTGTATGGATTATTAAACTGCTTCTTTATTTTTTAATTTGATAACACAGCATGGACCGAGTGGTTCAGTCAAGTACACGCAAGAGTCAGAGGCTAGGTCATTAGACAGTCAGCAAACCGCTAAAAGGTTTGTGCTAGTGCAACAGTAGTTGCTT